AGCGTTGTTGGTTTGATGAAGAGCGTTGCAATCGAGGTATAGAGGCATTGAGGCAATATCAGCGGGACTTCGATGAGAAGGGACGAACATGGCGAGGACGACCGAGGCACGATTGGACGTCTCATGGCGCTGATGCGATGAGATACTTGGCGATTGGTTATAAGCCAGCTCAAGCCAGCTGGGGCGAGCCAATCCGACGTAATCTGCGAGGAATAGCGTAATGGCATTGAACAAGTATGAACAGATCAGAGCGGCGGCTGGACTTCAGATGGCGCTTGGTTTTCAGGGAGACGAGATCGACGGAAAGATAGGATCTCAGACGATGCAAAGAGCTGAGAGTCTTGGGCCAGACGCCGTCAAAGAGTTGCAAAGGATTGTCGGAGCTAACCAGACTGGCATCATCGACAAGCAAACCAAAGACGCGGCAAGCGCTCAAACATCGATGGTTGCTCAGTCGAAGGTCAAGATTAACGACGGTCGATTCTTCGCAGACCAGCCATTTGAAGAATCGGTTAGGCCATTGCTAGATCAGATCGCTTTGGCCGAGGCATCAGTTGAAGCTGGCGGTAGCGCAACAGATCCAAGCGCTCGCAGTTATTCGTCGATGAACAGGACGGGCGGCAACATATATCCAAACGGTTTAGTCAATAGGACGATTGAGGATGTCGCCAACATCGGCATGGCCGAAGGCGCAAGCGCTGGCACACCATCATTCAATCCAACTGGCGCGGCTGGTCGATACCAGTTCTTACCGCAGAACCTAATGGATCTCGCCACTCAAGCTGGCTTTGATCCGACAACTCAGCTGTTTGATGAGGCGGCTCAAGATAAGCTGGCCGAGTTCTCAATCAGGCAAAAGCGAGGCGTCACAGATCAGATGCTTCAACAAGATCCAAATCAAGCGGCGAATCTATTGGCTCAAGAATGGGCTGGATTGCCAGTTGCAACGACTCCATCGAATAAGAGCTGGATAAACGCTGGTCAGTCGTACTACACAGAACAAGGCGGCCCATCTCAAAATGCCGCCAATATTGATTTGCAAGACTTCTTGGATGCCTTGAGAAAGTCTGGCGCAATCGCATCTCAGCGAGACTTGATCGGCCGTAAACAAATGGGATTGCTGAGAAAACTACCGGAGAACTTTTAAATGGCCATCACTAATTACACCAATCTGCAATCGACAATCGCTGATTATCTCAATCGAGATGATCTGACCAGCGTCATTCCTGTATTCATACAGCTGGCCGAGGCACAAATGAACCGTGACTTGCGTCACTATGAGATGGAGGCGCGAAGTACTGGCGTTCAGGATGCTGGCGATGAGTACATGCAAGTGCCATCAACTTGGATTGAAAACATTCGTGCTCATGTACAAGGCGGTGGCACAAGTCCACTTGATTTGATATCAAGGGCGGCAATGGCAGACAAAAGAGCTGGCAAAGAAGACACAAGCGGTCGGCCAGAGTATTACTGCATGGCAGACGGTCAGTTCCAGTTGTATCCAACGCCAGATGCTGAGTACACGATTGAACTGCTTTTTTATGAAAAGATTCCAGCATTGGCAACAAACAGCACAAATTGGTTGCTGGAAGAGCATCCAGATGTATATTTATATGGATCGTTGATTCATTCTGCTCCATACTTGGCAGAAGATGAGCGAGCCATGATCTGGACTCAGCTTTATGCGGCCGCCGCAAAGAGAGTAAATGACTCGTCTGAACAGGCAAGAATGTCTGGCTCAGGTTTAACATTAAAAGTAAGAGGACTTGGATAATGAGCTTTTCAAACTATCTAGAAACAGAGTTGCTAGATCACGTTTTTGCAAACAATGCATATACAGCGCCATCGACACTTTATTTGGCGCTATTTACCAGCAATCCAGCTGACGATGCATCAGGAACTGAAGTATCTACATCTGGGACAGCGTATGCCAGACAAGCTGTTACGTTTACGGTTTCAGGCAACACCGCCACAACAAATGCCGCAGTTGAGTATTCAACAGCGACTGCAAGCTTTGGAACGGTCACACATGTTGCTGTTTATGATGCATCTACGGCTGGAAACATGATTGCTTATGCGGCATTGACCAGTTCAAAGACAATTGATACTGGCGACGTTTTTAGAGTGCCATCTGGCGATTTGTCGATTACTCTGGATTAATAGATGCCAATTGTTCGCGGCGGTTACGGCTACGGCCTATATAGTGATGGGGACTTTGGCACCGAAGGTGTAACGCACACCGGAAGTGCCAGCACGTCTGCGTCATCATCTGCCGCCGCAGATGGCTATAACACAAGGCTTTCAGGGACGATATCTGGATCTTCTTTGTCGTCAACGTCTGCGACAGGATACGGCACGTTTGGATCTCAAGCTGTAACTATTCAGTCAGTTTTGACAACTGCATCTGCTGGCGAAGAATTTATTCTCAAAGAGTCGAACATGTTTTCATACGGCACCGCGACGTATGGAAATTATGTATTTGACCAAGCAGACTTACAGACAACTTCTTCGTCAACGTCATCGACAACGTCATCAGCATCAAAGATACAGTCTGCTGAAGCAACTGTTTCTGCATCTACGTCAACGACATCTTCCGCTACTCGCGTTAGAGAGTCGGACGGAACATTATCTGCGTCAGCGACTGGAACTGCAACAGCGGTTTATATTGTTGTTGCAAGTGGATCGACGTCTGCATCGGCATCTGTTGATATCTCTTATATCAGGAAGAGAAACAGCGGATCACTATTTGTCCTTGAATCATCAACCGCCGCTTTTGCGAGAGAAAAGTGGGAGCCAATACCATTGACTACCGCAACTTGGACAAATATTCCCGTTAATTCTGTTGAATGGACTAAACTAGCCGCTTAAAAGGAGTGAAAAATGGCTGATACAACCACGACGACATACGGCCTCACAAAACCAGAGGTCGGCGCGTCTGAAGATACTTGGGGGACCAAGTTAAACACAAACTTAGATACAATTGATGATCTGCTAGATGGGACGACTGCTGTTACTGGCATCGACATCAACTCAGGCACGATTGACAATGCGACTGTTGGTGCAACAACTGCATCGACTGGAAACTTTACGACGCTATCAATCAACGGAACTGCAATCACATCGACTGCGGCAGAGCTTAATTTCGTTGATGGTGTTACATCTAATGTTCAAACTCAGTTAGATGCAAAGGCACCAACTGCCAGCCCAACGTTTACAGGAACAGTAAATATTCCTACAATCGATTTTGGTGACTGGACTATTACTGAATCTGCTGGAGTATTGTACTTTGCAACTGGCGGCACAAATAAGATGAAACTCGACGCGAGTGGGAATTTAACTGTCGTCGGTGACGTAACTGCTTACGGGACAATCTAATGGCCTTACCATCATCCGGAACACTTAGCATATCTGACATTGCGACGGAGTTTAACGATACTGCTCCAAACTCAATGTCAGAGTTTTATCGAGGGGGCGGAAAAGTTCCAGATTCTGCTGGCAACTCATCCGTTCCGGCGTCTGGCCAAATTGGCATTGGTAACTTTTACAATGCGGCCAACAGAGCGGCAGTAGCGTTAAGCATTGCCGCTAATACACAGAATTACGACGTATATACTCAGGCGTCGGCGAATCCCGGATACGTTGCTGGAACTAGCGATATTACAGTTACTGTGGACTCAGGCATTGCGGTTGGATCTACGTCAACTGGATCTTACGCTCTATCTATTCCAAACTCGTTTAATCCCGGTGATACAGTCACGATTGTCAACAATGGCACAATTATCGGCGCTGGCGGAAACGGCGGAAACGGCGGAAATAAATATTATTATCCTCAACATCCATACGGAATCCAACCCGGATCTCCGGGGTCAAGCGGAGGCAATGCGGTTTATGTAAACTTCCCAACCATCATCACTAACAATGGAACAATCGCCGGAGGCGGCGGAGGTGGAGGTGGCGGAGCATCCACAAGTTTACCGACTGGCAACTACGGCGGTGGTGGCGGTGGCGGTGGTGCTGGATATTCTGGAGGAACGGGCGGCGCAATGAATCCTCCATTTGCGGCAGTTCCATACACATATAACGGAACACCGGGATCCGCTGGAACAACAACTGCTGGTGGTGCTGGCGGATCAAGAGGTGGTGGCGCTGGCGGAGGACAAGGCGCGAATGGCTCGAATGGTTCCCCCGGAGTTCCGAGCAGTTCTGGTGGATCTGGCGGAACAAGAGGATATTATCTTGTCGGCAATCCATTGGTCACATATCCAGCAACTGGAACACTTTTAGGTCAAGTTTCTTAAAAAGAGGAAAAAAATGAATACCGTTACTGTAAAAATCGAATCTTGGGAAGAGGATAGCAAGAGTTTGGTTTGTCGTTTTGCATCTGACACAACTGCCTCAAGCAATCCTGATGACTACCGTCCTGTTGCATTTCAACCACACTTGATGTGGCCTCAAGCAACAACATCCGATGACATCATGACGAACATTGCTAGGGCTGGCGCGAATATTTGCCAAGAAATTGCAAACGAGGAAGCATTGAATAATGACGCGGCTCAGTTATCTGTTTACAGCGGATTGTCTGGTCAGACACAAACATTTAACGTTGCTGATATTCAGGAGCCACCAGTTCCAGAAGGTGTGGCTGGCTCGTAATTATTTATGATTGCACACAAACACGTTAAAAATGCTTTACATCGTGACAACTGCCAACAATTAACAGACTTTCTAAAGGCGAGCGTTGAAGAGGGCATTGCCGTACATGATGAGCAATGCCCAACAAGCTGGGGAGTACACCATCATCCAATGCTTGAAAGAGTGTTGGAAGAGTTTGTGCCGTTTATGGAAGAGCAAACTGGAAAACGTTTGTTCCCGACATACGCTTACGCAAGGCTCTACAAAAAAGGCGAAGTTTTAAAGTGTCACGTTGATCGTCCAGCATGCGAAATTAGCGCGACAATTACGTTGGGATTCGATAAGGATGTCTGGCCAATATTTATTGCTGATGCTGGTGAAGAGACAGATCAAGGCATTATTGGCGAAAGAGATTCAATATTTCGAGTTAAGAACATTAACAAGGTTGAGATGGATGTCGGTGACGCGCTAATTTATAGCGGATGCGAGTCTCCGCATTGGCGAGATGAGTTTGAGGGCGAATGGCAAACTCAAATCTTTTTGCATTATGTAGATCAAGATGGGCCAAACGCAAAACATAAGTTTGATGACAGGCCGTTTCTATCTCATCACGTTAATGAAGAAAACGAAGAATGCTTGTATTGGTTTATTCCGAATGCAATATCGCATCCATCATGCGACTCAATGATCAGCAAATTTGAGGCACATCAGCTGGAGAAGGCGACGGTTGGAGTGGGCGACTCAGGTTCCGTTGATTGTACAGTGCGTGATGTAAACAAATTGCAGATAACAAATGAGATTGGAATCGGCGCCACACTTACTGGAATGGGCCTAAACATTAACAGCAGATCGTGGAAGTTTGACATCACGAGGAGCAATCAGACTGAATATCTAATGTACGACAAGGATGGCAAGTACAAGACTCACGTTGATACATACATAAACCCAAAAAATAAAGAGTCTCGCAAGATCACAGTTTTGGCGTTCTTAAACGATGATTTTGAGGGCGGCAAATTTTATCTGGAAAACGACTACGAAAGGATTTATCCTCCACAGGAAAAGGGGACAGTTTTAGCGTTTCCAAGCTTCATAAATCATGGCGTCGAGCCAGTAAAATCAGGAATACGGCGCAGTATTGTCACTTGGCTGGTTGGGCCTTGGTTTAGGTAAGGACACAAAAATGGCACTCATTCCGTTACAGATCCCGCCCGGAGTTGTTAGAGTCGGCACAGAATACGAGCAATCTAATCGATGGCGTGATGCTAGTTTGATTCGTTGGCACAACGGATCTATGAGGCCAGTTGGTGGTTGGTCAACCAGAACTGCGACTGTAACGGCGGCCGCCCCTAGGGGGATGCACGTTTGGACTGACAACACAGATGGCGCAAATACTGTGTTGGCCGATTATGACTCAATTATCTATGTCAACGCATCAGGTGGCACGACAGACATCACTCCAACTGGATTGACGGCTGGCAGAGAGGATGCGGCGGTCAATACTGCTTATAGTGGCGGATTCTATGGAACTGGATATTACGGCGTAACGAGACCGGGGAGTAGCACGTTTCAAGAAGCTACAACTTGGTCTCTAGATAACTGGGGCGAGTATCTTGTCGCATGTAATGCAGACGATGGCAAGATATATGAGTGGCAACTAGATACGGCAAGTCCAGCTGCTCAGATATCTGGCGCTCCAACTAGCAATAAGGGCATTATCGTTACTGAAGAGCGCTTTTTGTTTGCATTAGGTGCTGGCGGTAATCCTAGAAAAGTCCAATGGTGTGATAAAGAAGACAACACAACGTGGGCTCCAGCGGCAACGAACGAAGCTGGCGACATTGAATTGCAGACTAGCGGTCAAATTATGGGCGCTGTTCGTGTTCGAGGTCGAACGTTAATTGTCACGGACAACGACGCGCATATTGCGACGTATTCTGGCCCTCCATTTGTTTTTGGATTCGAGAGAGTTGGCACGGCGTGTGGCGTTGTATCAAGAAAAGCGATTGCGGCAGTCGATGAAGGCGCTTTTTGGATGGGGCCAAAGGGATTCTTCATGTTTGATGGATCTGTTGCTAAAGAAATACCGTGCGAAGTTTCGGATTATGTGTTCGCAAACATAAACAGAAATCAAATCACCAAGACTTATGCTGTTCACAACAGTCAGTTTGGAGAGATTTGGTGGTTTTATCCTAGTAATGACTCGATTGAGAACAACAAATATGTCGCATACGACTATTTGGAGAATCATTGGGAGATTGGCGAGATTGATCGCACATGCGGCGTTGATCGAGGCGTGTTTAACAATCCAGTATGGGCGGATGCAAGCGGCAACACATTTGATCAGGAAATGAGCGCAAGTCTTGGACACGGATCTTACTCAGTATTTGCCGAAACTGGCCCAATTAGTCTTGCCGCTGGTGACAAAGTGATGAAGGTCACAAGTTTGATCCCAGATGAGGCAAATCAAGGCGATGTGACGGTCACGTTCAAGACTAGGTTCTATCCAAACGCATCTGAGTCATCATTTGGCCCATTCTCGATGGCAAATCCAACTGACGTGAGATTTACTGGCAGACAGATCAGGATGAGAGTTGAAGGAAACGTAAATACAGACTGGCGAGCAGGAATAATGCGGATCGAGGCAAAAGCCGGAGGTAAACGTTGAGTAGTCAAGACATCCCGCCAAGTCCAGTAGGTGGTCAATGGCACACATGGGGAGAGAGACTTAACGCATTCTTGATGCGTACTAGAGGTACGCTGAGAAGCCTAACAAATGGCGACTCAGCGGCCGAAGATGCTGTGTTGATGTGGGATCGAGAGATCGAGCATCCAGTAGTTTCGCTCGATGGCGAGTGGATTCCGCTTGCGTATGGCGACAACGAATACATGGGATACGGATACGGCGCATTTCTTGATTTTACCGATCAGACTGCGACGACTGTTGATACTGCAACCGCGATTACATGGGGGCAAACTGCATATTCAAAGAACATATCGGTCGGCTCACCAACCAGCAGAATCGTATTCACCAATGCCGGAAAGTATTATATTCACTTCACGGCACAATTAAATTCACAGTCAGCAAGCGCAAAAACGTTTTGGTTTTGGCCAAGATTAAACGGAACTGACGTCACAGGATCTACAATGCGTATTACATTGCATGACAATGATGAGGCAAAGACAATTGCGCGAGCCGCGATATTTGATGTGTCTGCAAACGACTATTTAGAGGCAATGTTTGCGGTTGATGATCTAGATACGGCTCTTAAGTCATATGCGGCTGAGACATTCTGTCCAGCAGTCCCATCGGTTACTTTAATGATAAAGAGTATTGGTTAATGGATGAATACAAGCCGAAACACAGTCTCACCGAAGAATTGGTCAGGTGTCGTGTTTGGATTGAGAATGCTCTTGCTTACGGTGACGGTACTCATACTTTTGACGATGTGGCTCGTGGCGTTTTGCAAGGAACTCATCATTTATGGCCTTTGCCGAATAGTTGCGCGGTGACAGAATTTGTGGTTTATCCGCAAACAAAACACTTTCACGTTTGGTTGGCTGGGGGTACACTCAATGAAATTTTAGAGTTAAATGAGCCATTTGCTCAGTTTGCCAAGGCAAATGGCTGTACCGCGATGACTATTGCTGGCAGACCGGGGTGGGAAAGAGCATTAGACAAATTGGGCTGGGGGTTCCAGTTCACAACGCTTAAAAGGGAGATTTAAATGGGCGGCGGCGGAAAAGGTGGGAAACAGACCACTACAACAACAATTCCAGAGTGGGTCAGGGAGCCAGCAGAGCGTAACATTGCTAGGGCAGAGACTGCTCAAAAAATCGGCTACATGCCATATTATGGCCCAGATATCGCGGCCTTCAATCCAACGCAGAATGCGGCATTTAGCGCAAACATCGGCGCGGCAGAGGCATTTGGATTGGTTCCTCAAGGATCGTTGACTGCATTTCAGGGCATGGCTCCGGCTCCAACAACATATGCTGGCGGGATACAGGCATATTCATCTGGCGATTTATTTGATCAGGCGCTCGCTGAGTTAGAGGCAAGACGACCGGGCCAAGTTGCTCAATACAATAAACTTTTTGTTGATCCATTTTCTGGAGATCAACCAGCTCCATTAGTTGAGCAAGAAGAGGTATCAAGATCCCGACCATCTTCATTAATGCTACACACTCGGATGCCGTACGGCATGACGTACAGAACTGGGCCAATGGGCAATAATATCGGCGGATATTATGGTTAATATTAAGAGGAAATAATTATGGCTGGCGCACCACAAGGTGGAATCGGAAACGTAAATCAGGCGGCGGCAACAGCTGTTCTAAACGCTGGATTGTCTACTGGACAGGACATGTTTTACGGGCCTCAGCAAGTTCAAGCTGGGCAGTTGGCGACGACAGATTACGCGCCATACATGAATCCATATACGCAAAATGTTATTGATGCACAGGCCGCTGATGTTCTTAGGAATGCTCAAATAGGACTTGGCAACTTAGGCGCTCAGGCTCAGGCCGCAAGGGCGTTTGGCGGTTCAAGACACGGCATTGCCGAGGCAGAACTTGGTCGAGGCGTGACAGATATTCTTGGTCAACAGGCATCAGCATTAAGAGCGCAAGCGTTCCAAAACGCACAACAGGCGGCACAGCAAGACATTGCAAATCAGATGGCGGCAGATCAGTTTAATGTTCAGTCAGGACTGTCTGGTCAGCAAGCACGTTTAGCGGCGGCTGGTCAATTAGCGGATATCGGAAACATTGGTTTCGGAATGGGTCAGAAGATACAGCAGAATTTGATGCAACAAGGCGCATTGCAACAAGGAATACAGCAAGCATTAATTGATGCGGCAAAACAGCAGTATGCTGGATACACAGGTGCCCCAGCCACAACTATTAATTACGCAAGCAATGCTTTACAGGCTGTTCCACAGGGCGGTGGAGTTACTCAGACAACAAGCGGTTCACCGGGTCTCTTTGGAATGCTCTCATCAATTGCAAGTCTTGCATCTGGAATTCCAGCATAAAGGAAGTAAAAATGGGAGAAGCTGATCTTAGTTTTGAGCAAATAATGGAGTTATTGAAAGCAAAAATGTCCCAGCCAACTGGGGCGTATCCAACTCCATATAATGTTGCGGCATCTCAGATGTCTCCACAACAACAGCAAGGTTTGTTGAGCAATGCCAGCAGACCAATTTCCATGCCTCAAATTGCCGTGCCACAAATGAACACTGGCATGCAAGCTGGTGGAATTTCTCGTGATGATATACGAAGATTGATGAACACAGATTTCATGAAGAATGTAATGAATCTTCCAAACAGAATTTCAAATTCAATGTGGTCTAATTACGCTGGCCCAGCGGCGGTGATGAGTCAGCCAATGAACATTGGATTCCCAAGCATGGTTTCAGGTGCAATGGGAATGCCGCGATAACGAAGGGATAGCATATGGCAACGACCAGTTGGGGAAATTTTGGTCAAGAATATAGAGACCAAAACTTTGAGGATTATCTTGATCGTCTGATGCGTCTTCAGGCAGAAGGCAAATTGCAAGATATGCCAGTCAGATCGATGGAAGTGGAGGCGCCAACAGACACAAATCCGTTTCTCAGAGCGCCAGCTGGTACGGCGATGCCTAGCACAATGCAAGATCCAAATGCTCAATTGCCAGCGCAAGGTATTTTAGGAACAGCAACGCCACAACAAGCTGGTGGACAGTCTGGATTTATAGCGCAACAAAACGCTCAACAACAACAGATGGCGCAGAATCCATTCTTGCGGTCTGCCCCACAAGATCAGGCAATGCCAAGCGTCATGCAAGATCAAAACGCACAAAGAGCTATTTCAGGAATTCTTGGCACTTTTGCGCCGCAGACTTACACTTCTGGCGCACAACAAATGCAAGGTGGTGTGACTTCACCAGCTCCGCAAAGACCAAACGTATCAATGATTGATGCTGGACAAATGCAAAACCAGCCGCAATCTCAAACGCCACAGTCTGTGTTTGGTGGCAATCTGGCCGATCAGCTTGGCCAGATCATGAAACCAGTTGCAGATCGAGTTGCTCAGAAAAGAGGATTTGTTCCTCAAGCGCAAGTGCCATCAATTGATCAAAGTCGTGGCGCATCTGCTGGCGGTCTGCTTCAGAATCAACAGCAAGGCGCTGTTTCTGACGCACAAATGAATCAGTTTGCTAATCAGCAAGTCAATCAGAATCTTCAAGCTCAACAAGCTCAGAAATTAAGAGAAGTGACAAACGAGCTGACATCTGGTGGTAAAGGTGACGAAGGATTCACAATAGACGAATCTGGAAAAGTCATTGGCGAGGACAGTGGCCAAAGACTTGAATCTGGTTCAAGACAAGCTCTGGCAGATATTGAGGAACGCATTGTAGATGCAAAAGCATTCGCAGAAAAAGTTGCTCAAAGTGAGTCGAAAAAACCGGGGTTTTTCCAACGCGCATTAAGAGATCCAATCTTCTGGGCAAACGCCGCAATCGCATTCAATACGCTCAGGACTAATCCTGACGCAAGTTTGACGGCGGCAATGACTCAAAGAATTAAAGATTTGAGTGAGTATAAGAGAACTGCTGGAACTGCAACTCAAACAATTGCGACACTGAGACAGCTTGGAGAAACTGATCCAAATGCCTTGGTTGCCGCTCAATTGATTGAGGCGAATCCAGACAGCGCAAAAGAAATAATGAAGCAATACACTCAAAAGAGATTTGAGAAGCAAGCAAGTCCTCAATCGAGTGGGCCTCAAGTTGATCCAGATACTGGTCAGATTTTCACAATTGTTTTCGAGCCATCATCTGGTAAAACTAAACGTCAAAATATTGAAGGCGCTTTTGCTGAGACGGATGCTCAAAAGCTTCAAAGAGAAGCAAGACAAGAACAAGTTAATTTGGACATCAAAACAGCTTTTGAGACTGGAGTTGATGTATTTGAAAAAGCTGGAGGCATTGACGAACAAATTGCACTTCTTGATCAGGCGTTGCTGGCCGTTGAAGCTGGTGCGTCAACTGGAGTCATCAGAAACATGTTGCCAGCTTTTGATTCTTCAACAGCTCAGTTGAGAGCAGTTGGAAATCAACTTGGTATTAACATCATTAACAGCGCGACGTTTGGTGCATTGAGTGAGAAAGAACTTGGTCTTGCATTGTCAACTGGTCTTGATTTGTCACTTAAGGGAGAAGAACTTAAGAAGCACATTAGAGACAAGATTAATGCTCGCAAGAAATTGCGAAAGCAATTGATGGAAGATGCAAAACAATTGACCAGACAAGGCGCAAAATTCTCAGAGTATGTGGCCAAAAGAGAAGCAGAGGCTGGTGTTAGAACTGAAGAAATTATTAACTATGCACCACCGGGTATGCTTGAGTTGCCTCCAGAATTACAAAACGTGATGAGCGATGAGGCGATTAACACTTTCTATCTATGGCCGGAGCAAAAGCAAAGAGAGTTTTTAAGAGCTGGCAGTCAGTAAAAAGGAATAAAGAATGGCATTAAGTAAAGCGCAAAAAGAAATGCTTGGGATGTCAGAATCACAGGCTGGCCAGTCATCTGGAACTGGCAAAGGTCTTTCGGATGCCCAACGACGAATGCTTGGTGACACGAGTGGTGGCACAGAAAAGCCAGAAGTTGAGTCACAGTTTTTAAGAACGCTTGTTGGCCAAGGACTTGGATTTGGATTTGGTGATGAGATTGAAGCGGCAGTGCGAGCGGCACTACCCGGTGAAGAGCGAGGTTACGAAGAGATCAGAGACGCTCTCAGACAACAACTTGCCGCATACAAGCAAGACAATCCAACTGTCGCAATTACCGCAGAGATTGCTGGAGCTTTGGTTCCGACAGCGGTTTCTTTGATTGCAACTGGTGGAACAGCGGCCCCATTAACAGCCGCGAGATTGGCAAAGATTGGAGCAACTCAAGGCGCGGCAACTGGTCTTGGAACATCTGAAGCAGATAACATTGTTGACATGGGTCTTGATGTTGGCACTGGCGCCGCGATTGGCGGTGTTGCTTCTCCATTGGTTCCAGCGGCTGGAAAGTATATTGCTCAAAAAGCAAGTGGTCTTGTTGATTTTGCAAAACGCAAATATGGAAGCATGGCATCAAATGCTGTTCAAGCTGAATTGAGACGGCTTCAGGATCAGACAGGAAAGAGCGTCGATCAAATTGTTGACGACTTAGAATCTGGCCGTTTGATGTCAGATAACAGAAGCCTGTTGGTTGCGATGAAAGGATATGTGACCGAGGGCGGTAAAGCTGGTCAGATGGTTAAGGACAAATACTCTAGTCGCCTTCAGGATGTCAGACAAGAAGCGATGGAAGAGTCAAGGGGCAAGTTAGCGCCAGATATGGAGCAGAACATCACGAGAGGTTTCAAAGAAACAGAAGAAGAACTTCTCAGGGCAGAAGGCCAAGCATACGACGAAATATTTGCAACTGTTCCAGATACTGCTGTGACCAAAGAGTTGACAGATGATATCTTGTTGGCGGCCAGATCGGTGCCGAACGCACTGG